TGCATCACCTGTGGCGTTCGCAGCTTCCTCGATTGGGATCCCGAATTCTGCAGCGAGTGCAAATGCGCCGATAATGTCCTCGACCGTCGGCTCGATTCCGTTCGACCCTGTGAGGATGTCTGCGAGCGTCTCCCGGACGGTTCGATCGGACTCTTTTACGATGTCTCCGATCCCGCCGATCGCAGGCTCGAATTTGCGCATCGTTTCCTCTGCGCCGGGACCCAGAACTGCGATCTGACCCTGCAGCCCGATCGTGTTGTCCCGGGCTTCGACGACGGCGTCCGCCGCCTTATTGACACCGAAGCTCAAACCGAGGAATCCGAGCGACGTTGCAATCATCGATTTCGACAACATGCCGAAACCTTTTTCCATGCCCTCGGCTTCCTCGGTAATGTTTGCCATTTCCTCGGATGCCTCGTCTTTGGCTTTGATCGTAATCGTCGCTTCGGCTTCGTTCTGCTTGTTTGTCATGCGTTTTTCATCGCCCTTTTAGCCACATCGGCTTCGTTGCACAGGTTCGTATATGCGACTAGCTTCTCGACCCACCACTGAGGCTGCTCGTCAAGTTCTTCCGTACCCATCGGTGCCAAAAGCCCTGCCCGGATCGCCGCCCTGTAATCGTGAACGTCCAGCCAAAAATGCGGGATCGGCGCATCCATGACAAGCGTCCACTGTAGACTTTTTTTCGGTCGTCTCCAACCGAGTTCATATCCGCCGCAACGTGTAACTCCGCCATGACTTTGCTTATTTCAAGCAACCTCGTTGACGGGATCTCGTCGAGCGATTCGGCGGAGATCGGGAGATTCCAAGACCATCCGATCGTGCCGTGTTCGAGGCGGATCGTCCGAGACGCTTCCGCCATTTCCTGCGACTGCGTCTCTGCGTCCATCGGCGCAAGGGCACGACGTAGGTGGCGGGTTACTTTCCACGGCTGCTCGCCGTAGAACTCCCACCAAGTACCGTCGCCCCAAGTCTGCCGATATGCGTTGATGCCGCCGCTAGTCTTGCCGACTAATTTCAAGCTCATCGAGCGTTCCCTTTCTCGTTGAGATTATGCAAACGTGCCAGCGACAGCCTGCCCCTGTACGAGGAGAGTGCAGCGGAATCCGACGAGGGATCCGAGCCTGCCCGGGTACGTAAGTTCGTCCATCTTAACGGTCGCCGTAAATTTCTCGTTCGTCGAGGCGTTACCCTGTGGACCATAGATAATTACCGACTCCTGACCGGCGGATCGCAGAGCAGCAAGCCCTGAGAGCACCACAGCGGCTCCGGTGTCGGCTGTCTTGTCGTACCAGCCCTCAACCGTCACAGTGACGTTTTCTAGGCTCGGGGCGTGCTTCCGCCCGTTGTCGCCGACTGCCGTGGCGTCGTGATGTTCTACACGACCGGGCAAGCCGTCGACGCTTGTAATTCCGGTAAGGATCCGGGAGACAGAACTAGCGTCCTCGATCTCGAAGTGGATGTCCTTGCCAGCGTACCGCATAACCATTGTTCTACCTCGTTATTTTTGCAGCCACATCGACACCTGCATCAGAAACTATTTCCTGAATTTTGCCGTGCTCCTGCTCTAGAGTTTTTACATGATACGGGTTCGGCTTCGTTCCCGGGTGGTTCACCTTCGTAGCGAACATCTGCCGGTTGCCGATTTTGAACGCCAGAACTCCGCCCGCCTTCTTAGGCAAAATAGTGTGTGGGCGTGTGCCTTCTCTGACAAATTTCCCGTAAAAAGCTCCGCCCTCGGATCGTGCTCCCTGCCGCACTTCGAGGCGTTGGTCGTCCGGGGATCCCTTTATCTGATAGACCGTGCTATTGGCGAGCTTGCCATTCCGTCGGGGCGTGTTCGCTTTCAACGCCGGGCGCAGGAGATCTCCGATCGTCCTAAGTGCCTTGTTGAGCGCACCCTTGACAAACGTCTCAGAGTTCCGAAATCCGTTTAGATCCGAGCCGTCGAAATCGATCTGTACGTCGCTGCTCATAGCCAAGCCTCTGTACCGTCCCAAGTCTCTGTACCGTCCCAGCGGATCCACTGTCGCAAAGAATCCTCGTTGACGTACACTGTGGAGTACTCGTCGACCTCGATCGTTATTAGTTGTCGCCAGAACTGTTCGACGCCGTCTGTGTACGGCTCTGGCTCCTGCGTCGCATCTACCTCGACCCGGCGGATTGTGTCGATCCCGTTTAGCGTCGGGTATGCGGCGAAATGTGCCTCGATCGCATCCGACAGGGAATCCACAAGCTCCCGAGTGTCTAGCTGATTCGTCGTGTACTTAGCGAACAGGTGCAGGTCGACGACCCAATCGTCGAGGCGCACGTATGACTTTTTGCCGTCGAGGATCCCCTGCTGCCCGCCGCCGGGTGAGTTGCCCCGCATAAGCACGGCGTACTGATCCTTAGAATTCCCGAGCACCCTAAAATCTTTTTCGGTCGAGTTTGTAGCATCGAACTCGGTCATAAGCTGCAGGACATCGAGCACGTTCGTCTGTATCGCTGGATAGCTCATTCAAGCACCGTTACCCGTTCCTCGAATTCGACGTTTAGCTGGATCTCCTGCTCGAAAAATCGCTTGTCCTCGTAGGTGTATTCCTCGGGTCGTGGCAAGCTGTCGGCGTCCGTTCCCATGACCCCTGCTGTTTGGTCTAGGTGCGGGTACTGATCGAACTTGTCGAGCGTCGTCTGCACGATGCTGTTGAGCGACGTGCGAGCGACGAGGGCGTCGACCGTGTAGGGAACGAATACCCGGATCGTTATGCGGCGCAAGTGGCGTCGCCCGAGCGAGCCATTCGCCTGCACGTCGGTCTGCTGAATCTCTGCCCGGTTGCCCGTGCCCCGAATAATCACGACGTAATAGCTCTTAGCCTGCTGCAGGATTCGAAAGTCGTTTAGGGCGGAGTTACCCGTGTCGAATTCGGTTAGCTTGCGCAGCACCCGGAGAGCACCCGCCTCAACGGCTGCATAGCTCACTGTGTTCCGTCACTCCGTCCCGGCTTGCGTCCCGGGTAGTCGAGCATATCCCGTCGGAAGGTTGGGAGTTTCAATTCGCCCGACTCTCGATCCCGTGCAGATCCGACCATAAATAGTCCGGTCTTAGTCGTGCGCCGTGCTGCCACGAGCTTGTTCCCTTCGACCGCCTCGACCCACAGATCCCACTCTTTGATGTAGCCGGAAATTCGGTTGCGGAGCGGGTCTGGATTGTCGGGATTGTAAGCGGCGATCGGAAAGACGTTCATCACCATGACGCAAGCCCCGGCGGTGTTAGCCGTCCGGGTTGCCTCGAATGCGAACGGGTCGTCCGCCTCGACGATCGGAGCCGTGTAGCCCATCGCCTGCAGTAGCGCATTCTGATTGCTTGCTACGTCGTCGATAAACGTCTCCGCCTGTGCGAGCGTCGGGCGGGTTGTCGGTGTAAATGCACCGTCGACGATTAGGTCGGAGATCCGAGCCTCGATCCTTGCGATCGTCGTGTATGAGTTTGCGCTAACAGCCATGCATTATTCCAGATCTACTAGATACCCGTCGTTTACTGTAACCCCACAGTGAAGCTCGCCGACGACCTCGACTCCCGTGTCCCGCCCATTGTCGCATGGTACTGCGTGATGTAAAGCTCGGCGTCGTCGAGTCCTCGAAAATTCGGTCGAATGCCTGTTAGCTGTGAACTTTAGTTTTGTGCGTCTTTAGCGTCGACGCTGTGGCGTAGTCGTTTCCACAATCGGGACACACGAGCCGGGCATCTGCAGGCGCATCGACCTGCATAACGTACTTGCTGTGGGTGTTGAGAATGTGCTGCCCCACGTCGTCCGGAAATCCCTGCGGCGTCCCCGTGACCTGCACGTACCCGGCTCCCGGCGAGTTGCCGAGCTTGATCGAGTACGTCCCTTTATTCGTTTTTGCCTTGACTAAAAAAATCACGGTGTTGTCCCCGTCCTAGTGATTACGATCGGAAGCGGTCGAAAAAACTCTTAGCCTTTTCTTCCTCGGTCGTCTCTGCGACTGCAGCCGCACGGAATACTTCCTCGACCTTGCCCGGGTACGTGTTGAGAATGTGCTGTGCGTCGCCGTCAGACACTTCCACAGGCTCGTCGCCGAGGTCGATGTAGTAAACCGAGTCCCCGGGTACGTCCGGGCTGGCTTCCATCCGCACCGAGAAGTCGCCCGGGTTGGCTGCTGTAGTTTTCAAAAATCGTGACACTTGATTGCCCTCAGAAAAAGTGTGCCCGGGCAGGAGATCCCGCCCGGGCTATTAATTACGCTGCGTGAACGACTGCGCCTGATACGGCGAGCTTGCCGGTCGGCAGAACTGCGACGAGGTACGCTGTAAACGCTCCTGCGTCGGTAGCGACGATGTCAATGTCGCCGTCCGCCTCGGTGATCGCAATTCCTGAGATCCCGGTTTCCTGCTCGCTGATTGAGCCGTCCGTGCCTGCCGCCGTGCCGCCGTCGTGCGCCGCTGCGATCGGGTTTAGACCCGCCGCATCCGATGCCCAATACCAGCTAAACGCTACAGCTTCCGCCATATCGTTCCCGGCTTCGTCCTTCGCCTGCCCCGACACCGTAATGGCGTTGGTGGCTTCGACGCCGACCGTCCAGACAACATCGCCCAAAGCATCTTTGCGCTGCGTGCTGTCGTTTACCTGTCGGAGTCGATTACGCTCGATTCCCATATTCGTCTCCCGGGCTACGCTCGGGCTACCTGTTGGGGCGGAGCGAGCAGCCGCTTATATTCGTCAGATTGAAGCAGGTCTTCCGGGCTTGCGATCGATGCGTCGCCGGTCGCCTTGTTGCGAGTTAGGATCGCAGCCTTGCGAGGGTGACCCGCCTGCACGATCCAGATGTCGCCGCCGTAGCGAGCGGGTGGCACAGATCTCTCGTCCCAACATCCCTGCTGTTTGTATGCTTCTGCCGATTCGTCTGGCGGTAGACCCTCGGGCACTTGAAACGTGGACGTGTGCGTCCCCGCTTTCGGTGCAAAGATCCAGCCGTCCCAGACGAATCGGCGATTTACTCGGTATGCTTCCAACATTTCTTAGCGTTCCCTATTCGACTAAAAGTTATGCGGAGGTGTCGAGCCACATGTAACCGGACTGAGCACTCGTGACCTTGCGGTCGGTGTGCGTCAGGATTCGAGCTACATTGCTGCGGATCCTCTCGTCCCGGTACTGCTGAACTGCCCACGGCACGTTGCCGACTTCGTCCCAGATGAACGTGTAAGCCGCTGCCGGGGTTTCCAGCGCAGGCGCATCGATCGCAGGAATGAGGAGACAGTTGTCACCCCACACATTTGCGCCGACAAACGTCTGCCCTTCCTTCGCCGTGTTCTTAGCGGTCTTGCCGACGATGATCTCGTCGACGCCAAGTGCAGCGGCTACAAGGGCTTCAGTCATAATGCCTGCCTGAGTGTGCTTGTACTTGTCGAGAATGAGCGGGTGCTCTTTCAGGTCGTTCCAAGTCTCGATACCCATCAAAGCTCGACGAGGCTCCGTGCCGGTGTTCTGACGCACCACACCCTTTGCCGTGTCGAAGTCTCCGATCGGATCCGAGTTTGCGTAGTCGCTCCACTGGCTAGTGCCAGACAGGGTGTTGTCTGTTCCGTACAAACCGGCGACGAAAAGCTCTGCAGCCGTGTCGACTTCGAGTTCCATTTCCATTTGGTTTGTAAGGAATGCGACATCCTTCTGAGGGAGTGACTCCGGACTCTGCGAGCTAGCAACGATCGGGTCACCCGTAGGCTTCTCGAAACCGGATTCGTACGTCTTGTACGTCTCCGTGCTGGCACCGTATCCGAGACGGAGGTATGGCGCTTCTGGGGCACGACGTGCGCCGCCAGCCTCGCCAAAGGTTCGGAACCAATAGTCCCGATCCCAGATGAAGTACGTTCCCGTACGTTCGTCAACCCGCACGACTGGGGCTAGTTGATCCCAGATGAAATCTGGATTCTTGTAGCCGATCGATAGATCTGTCAGAACAGGATCTACCGGGCGCATGTCGTTCTGAGTTGGCTGTGCGTATTTACGCTGCAAAACCATGATTTTTTACGCCTCGGTGTCGTGTGGTAGTGGGGTGATGAAGTTTACAGCAATAGTCACGATGTCACCGTCTGCTGCATCTCCTAGAGCACGCCCGATTATTGCCCGGTCTGCCGAAGCGAGATCGGATTCGAGTGCGCCAGAGATCACCTTGCCGTCGTTGTCGAGCGTCAGGTACGCACCCTGAACGATCGTGCCACCGGCTCGGGCTTTGCAAATGCCTAGCATTGCAACCGAGGCGGGTTCACCGTCCTGTGCGGGGTCGTCCTGCAGAATGCCGATGCCGGACTGCGCAAAAGCAGCGGCATTGGAATTCGTGATTCCGGACACGCCGAAATCCTCTGTCAGATAAACAGCCTGATACTGCAGGGCGGACAGGTCGCCCGTTGCGTGTGCGCCGGGAATGGCTAGGTACTGGTCCATAGCGGTTACTTAGCCTCCCGTACTGCGTTCATGCGTCGGAGTCGGACTGCAGCGAGGGCTTGACCATCGCTAAATGTCGGATTCTCTTTCTTGAACTCGGCTGCTTCTTTTTCGAGTTCGGACGGTTCGCCCTGCTGCTCGTCAGGGTTGACCCCTGCGCCGACAGCCTTGAACTGACCAGACTCGATTGCGATCTTAGATGTGGTCTGCCACGCCGAGAGCATCGACTTTGCAGTCGCTACGTCGGTTTTGGCTTCGAGATCTGCAAGCTGTTTTGCAAGATCTGCGGGCGTGCCTTCCATGCCCACGAGCTTCTCGGTTTCCACACGGTAGCGTGCGACGATCGAGTCGCCGGAGAGAGCTGCAACCTGTGCGGTAAGCTCCTTCGTGGCGTTCTTGACTGCTGTCGCAACTGCCGATTTGAACTCCGAGGATCCAGCTTTGAAGCCGCTAGACTTGGAACCGATAATCGATGTGATGCCGTCGACGAGTGCCTTTGCAGCCACAGCCGGTTCGGCTGCGATCTCGTCCTCGGTCATAGCGTCGTGGTCTTCGGCTGCATCAGCAACGACTTCCATCGCCTGCTGTAGCAACGCCATAACGTCGTCGAGCTTACTGGATCGCTCCTGCAACTCTCGAACGGCGTCTTTGACTGCGCCTTTATCGGATTCCTCGCCGAGCTTCAAACCGAGATCACGGAGATCTGTGAAAGACAGAGATTCGTCTTCGGACTTGAACTTGCCGAGGATGCTCGAAAGCATACCCTCTGCAGTCTTGTCTTCCTTCGACATCTTAACCTTCTTTACGGGTTGACTA